ATGCACTAGCAGAGCTATACTCTTCGTGTTGTGACTACGAGATAGGTGTGGAGTACGTTATGAATACACATCAGTACGTCAACGTGTAGGAGGTAGTATGTACTACGCACTAGACATATACAGTAAGGCAACAAAGAAGATGCTTGCTTATCATTCAAGCGACAGCCGTAAGGATATATTGCATTTGAAAAAGATGTATGATAAGAATAATTTTGTTTACATTAAGGAGTGTTTTGGAGAGACAGATGAAGACAAGAAAAATTATAGGAAGTCTGCCAAATATGGAGATACCTCAGTTGCCAGTTAGTTTACTGAGTCATATGGAGGCTATGGGTTTACTACCTAAATCTCACGAAGATGATGGAGTAAACGATATAGAATTACCTTGGAGAAGTAACACTAATTACTTTAGACGTGATGTATTGGATGAAAGAGGAGAGCCGTTGTTCTAATGTATAAGATACCTATATTGATAATCGTAGTTTATCTTCTCGCATTCGTATGGTTTGTGTATGACACATACAAAGGCGAGGATGATGGAAGGAACAGAAGAAGATGACACATGATGATGAAGTTGATCCGAAAGATGACCCACATGATGATATTACCGACAGGCTTGTGGATTTACCTAAAACGGATACTGACAGCAATGAGCGTCTTGATAAACGTAATACTAGGAGGACAAAACAATCAGACGTTCAGCGCAAGAAATCATCAGTGGCAGAAAGAGGGAAAGCCTAACATAGTTTATTTGATTGACATGCTGATTGGCAAAGGTCACTGCATGGAGTCGTGGGTTTATTGGAAAGTGAGGAGAAAATGGTAGAGATACCTAAGCATACATCTAAGCTATCAGATATTGTTGAGTACTATCTTAACAGTAATAACTTTCTTAGGCTTAGTGCTAAGTCACAGAGAGACTATGAGATACATTTATCTGCTGTGCTAAAGACTAACGTAGAGGGTAGGCTATTGGGTAACTACACAGTGCGTAGTATCAAGGCTAGGCACACTAACCTAGCTTACTCTAAGTGGCTGCAAGCAGGGATACGCACAGCTAATTATCGTAAGGCTGTACTCTCAACAGCATGGAAGTACTGCATGAGGCTAGATATAATGGATAACGATCCAGTACGTTTGATTGAGACACGAAGTACTGCACCTCGTAAGGTTAAGTGGACTCGTGAACAAGTAGTATCTTTTCTTGACACAGCATACGGCAACTTCAAGTGGCGTAGCATTGGATTGATCGTACACATGGCATACGAGTGGGCGCAGCGTGTTGGAGACATGCGTATGCTAACTTGGGATCACATTAACTTTGATGCAAAGCGTGTTGATTTAACACAAAGTAAACGTGGTGCTGACGTACACTTACCTATACCTGATGACCTACTTACTATGCTCAAACAACAGAGCCAAGACTTTGGGTTTCAAGATTATGTAGCACCAAAGACTAAGCCAGTGGCAGGTGCATATGTACCTTACCCAATTGACCACATTGATACAGCTATCAACGAAGTCAAACAAGAAGCAGGACTACCTAAAGAAATAACTGCTATGGATCTACGCAGGACTGCTATCACTGAGATGGTGGAGGGTGACGCTGACCTAGCTCAAATCATGCAAGTCAGTGGTCATAGAAATCCTGAGTCAGTCAAGCCATACTTGGTCAACACATTTAGTGGTGCAAGTAATGCGTTAGCTAAGAGGAATAAGACATGAATGTAAACATTAAGAACTACCTAGAAGCCCTTGATTTAAAAGAAGATTACAGACATAGAGGTGACTGTCCTGTGTGTAGAGGTAAGAACACATTCACTGCTGTACGAGATGGCAGTGCATTGCTCTACAACTGTTACAAGCTTGACTGTAGAGTTAAAGGTGTCGTGTCATCAGGCATGACAGCACAAGAGATACAACGTAGGTTGAACGCTCTAGATGAACCTGAGTCAGAACATGAGTTATTCACTTGGCCTGAATACATAGTTACACCCACCGCAGAACATAAACAGTACGAAAGATTTATTGGCAGGTGGGGCTTGTATGGTGAAGACTTAATGTATGACGTAATGGATTCTCGTGTAGTGTTTCCTATCTATGACAAAGGCAGACTTGTAGGTGCGATAGGTAGATGTACATCTTACTCAGGACAGGTTAAGTGGAAGCGTTACGACAGGACACCAACTGTATTCACTCGTGTTGTAGGTAAACCCAGTGGCGTAGTGATAGTAGTTGAGGACGTTATTAGTGCTACCGTAGCAGCTAAACTATTTCCTGGTTTGACAGGTTTAGCTATACTTGGTACGTCATTCAGTGTGTCTAATATGCAACACTTAGATAATTTCTACAAAGTTATCGTGGCGTTAGACCCTGATGCAGCACACAAGACACTACAATATAAAAGAGAAATAGAGGCTTACACAGGGTTAGAGACTATAGCGTTAAGACTTTACGATGACATCAAGTATAAAGTAGAGGCAGACATAGCCAAGCTAGAGGAGATTCTATGAATGAAGAAGAGCAGCTAAAGTTATTTGAGTTTGATGAAGATGAACAAGTATATAATGATGGGCTTGAGTGTAACAAGTGTGGAGTATGTCAGCCCTATTCTAATTTTACTAGCATAATATATGCGTCAGGAGTTATTGAATATAAAAGAATATGTAAGTCCTGTATCAAGGGACACTCAGCAGTAATCAAAACACTTAAGAGTCAGAATGCTTATCCTGATAAGGACTACTGCTGTCCCATATGTAATAGAGATATAACAATACTAGGGAGGAAGAAACAAAAGAAGTTAAAGTCATGGGTATTAGATCATTGCCACGACACCAACACATTTAGAGGGTGGTTGTGTCATCATTGCAATACTGGTTTAGGATCATTCAACGACAGCCTTGAACGACTAGAAGAAGCTGTTAAATATATTAAGAAACATAAGGAGACAAACTAATGACACCAAGTCAAGAAGCAGAGCTAGAAGCAAAGCAAACATATGAAGGCTTTATCAAGTGGGTGAAGGTTACCTTCTACTGGATAATGGCACTGCTAGTTATACTAGCGTACTTCAACTTCGGAGTAGATAATGAAACAGGTAGTCAATACAACGGTGAAGTATATGCACCAAGAAATATAGGAGACAAGTAATGCAACCAAAGAATGTACCATGCCATATCCGTATCAAGGTAGAGCCAACGCAACAGCAGAGAGGCAGAGCCTGTCGGTTACATGGCAAAGACTTCAAGAGTATAGCTGATGCAGCGAGACATTTTAATGTGAACTATTCTTGGGCAGCAGAGCAAGTTAGCAGAGGGTTGAACAAAGAACACTTCCCTAAGAAATATAGGAAGAACTATGGCTGATGTGGACGTTAGTATTTATATGGTTGTTCAATGGTGAGCCAGAAGTCAGGAAGATAGGAACGTATGATGATATGTATCAATGTTTTAATAACTATGATATGTTGTACTATTCAATGACACCAGAGAGTAGGGTAGGAGTAAGGCTAACTTGCATACAAGGAGATACAAATGATAAAGACAGCAATAATAGATAAGCGTGTGCCGTTAGGTAAAGTATACGTTGACTTGACAGTAGACGAAGTGTTAGAGGCATGTAAGAGGTATGCTTCAGACAAAGCTTTTGATGAAGAGTTAGACAAGGTATACAACAAGGAGAAAAGTTTTGATTGAGAGAGGAGACAAACATGATGGAACTAGCATTGATCCGCACTATGTTGGACAAAGAGTTCTACGATAACCACAAGGGTATACGTTGTCCTGATAAGATATTCAGTAAAGATGCACGTAAAATTAAGCAGACTTTAGATTATGCTATGAATACATATGATAAAAGTCTTTCCCCTTCTGAGTTAGAAGCTTTGTTCTTAGCTAATAACAACAGTATGACTACTGCTAACAAGCAAGTGTATAGTGAATTGTTTCGTAAGGTAGCTAGAGAAAACCCTTTATCTAAAGAGATAGCTGATGATGTATTGTCTAAGCTGTTCCAACAAGTAGTAGGTGAAGAGATTGCTAACCTTGGTTTTAATTATGTTAATGGCACAGAATCTAGCTTAGAGCCACTACGTAAACTACTGACTAACTATCAAGATGACTTTATGCCTAACCTTAAAATAGAGTGGGATGATATAAGTATTGAGACTTTACTTGAGGCCAATGACATACAGTCACAATGGAAGTGGAACATACCTACACTTAAACGTAGGACAGAAGGTATCAGCGCAGGACATCTAGTTGTTGTAGGTGCTAGACCCAACACAGGTAAGACTAGCTTTCACGCTAGTGCAATAGCTGCACCTGATGGCTTTGCACAGCAGGGTGCTAAGTGTATGATACTATGTAATGAAGAAAGCTATGAACGTGTAGGTGCAAGATACCTCAGTGCCGCTACAAGTATGAGCATGGATGAAGTCAAGACTAACATGGCAGTTGCCGCACTACGCTACGATCCAATAAGTAAGAACGTCTTTATCAAAGACAGCACAGGTAAAGACATGGCATGGGTTGAGGCTATCATCAAAGCTTACGAACCTGACATTGTAGTGCTTGATATGGGTGACAAGTTTGCTAACAAGACAACAGACAAGTCAGACATATATCTCAAGGAAGCTGCGATACACGCACGTAACATAGCCAAGCAATACAAGTGTGCAATCATATGGATGTCACAGTTGAGTGCAGCAGCAGAAGGGTTAGTACATCCTGATCAGTCAATGCTTGAAGGTAGCCGTACTGGTAAAGCAGCAGAGGCTGACTTGATGATACTTATATCAAAGAACAGAGTGGTTGAGGGGCAAGATGAAGAGGAAAGTAATCAACGACATCTTTGCATAGCCAAGAACAAACTTAAGGGTGGATGGCATGGTAGTATCCACTGTGAGTTAGATGGAGACAGGAGCCAGTACTTAGCATGAGACTTGTACTTGATGTAGAAAACACAATCACTAAACGAGATGGTAAGAACATACTTGATCCGTTTGAACCAGGATTAGAACTCGTTCAAGTGGGTGTTCAGAACGTAGACAATGTAGATGAAACACACTTATTTACACTTAATCATAAGGAAGATCAAGACGTAGGTGGATCAAGATTTAGAAATATACAGATACTACTAGACCATACAACACTCTTGATTATGCACAATGCACAGCATGACTTGATGTGGTTGTGGGAGTCAGGCTTCAAGTATGACGGTGAC